AACCGCGTTGATAGTACCGCCCTCACGCGGGGGGTGCTTGTTTGAATCTCTCGGCGGCAGCAGCGTTCTTGGCTGCGAAGCCAGCCGGTCCCTCGCGCACAAACTTGGCAGAGGTCTTGCCCTTCAGGTGACTCACCAGTCCCTCATGCTCATGTCCAGCATGGGGAACGATGTCATAGTCATCATGGTGGGCGCGGAAGGAGTCGAGCATGTGATGCTTGGCATGATTGAGGTGATGGTGAGCGGTGAACAGGTTGTCGAGTTGGGATGCGTTGTTGTTGATCCGCTCCATGTACTTCCCGGACCATTTCTCTCTGGTAGATTCTGGTCTGGTCCTGCCCACGTAATCACCAACGAAGTCTTTGAAGTCCTCGATGGATCTCTTGCCACTGGTGCGTGCCATCAGGTTTGAATATCCTTGGACCAGCTTATGGAAGTTCTTGTCCTCTGGAATACTCCTTGCGAATGCCTGTGTAGTCTCATCCCCCATGATCTGTTCAGCAGTGTTGATGTGTTGAGCAATGGAGTCCTTGCGGTATGGACTCAGGTTGAACTCCTTCCCAGTAAGGGACAGTTCAGGAGCATGTGCGCGTGGGGACTGTAGCTGTTCATGGTCGGGTTCGTTGCTCGTCTTGACAAGATCAGTCTTACCCACCTCGTACTGTGAGTGAGGAGCGAATGCAAACTTACCTCGTGCTCTTGGATTCGTCTTGTACTGGATTGTGTTGGATTGGTAGACTCGATCTGCATGATCAGGAGTATGCAGTACATCAGCTTGGACAGCGACTCCATCCTTCATGTTGTCCATTGTTGCAACAGCGTCGAGTGCGGGACTGAGTGTGTTGACATAGTGATCCTTGCCGGTGGCAGCAATCGCATCGTGATCATAGAATCGCTCTCGTCCAGACTTGTAGGAAGCAAATGGCCGACCGTCTTTCTCCTTGCCTAAGACCACACTCATACCACCATCAACCTTGAGAGATGCGCTGTGATCGGCAGTATGGAGTCCATTGAATCGATTGAACATGGCGCGAGTGTGATCAATCGCGTCTTCATGTGAGCCAGAGTAGAGCATGTCGCCAACGTGAATCATGTGACCCGTTGTGTCGATCTGTGGTTTCTCATCCTGTTCGATGATATAATCTGTGAATGCTATAGTCTTCATTACTGTATATATAATACTGGAACTAACTAAGGAGACTCCAATGAACATGAAAGATTTCCACGCATGGGTAAAGGCAGGAAACTTCGATAAGCCGAGAGAGGCTGATGATGTACACACTTCGAGACTGCAAGAACAGAACAAAGATGTCCTAAAAGCAATCCAAGAAATTACGGACAAGAAAACCAAATGACAGAAGAAGAAACTTTTGGCTTCGATGAAGTCACCGAAGACGTAACTCCAGATATCGAGATTCCTGATATTGATCTCGAAGACTATGAAGTGCCAGAAGACGAAGAGACTGCTGTGGAGGATGAAGCAGGAGGATCTCAAGTCTTTGCATGGATTGGTTCTGGACAGGGTGGCGGAAGACTCGCCAAAGCATTCTATGATCGAGGATATCGCAAGTGCATTGCGGTGAACACATCCAATCAGGATCTTGCTACTCTTGATCTTCCCAAGGCACAGAAGCTCCTGCTCGATGTCGGTGAGCAGGGAGCAGGGAAGGATATGGCTCGTGGACGGGAAGCCGCCAGCAAGTACAAGCAGCACATCTTCGATCTGATGAGGAAGATCTACGGGAACAACGTGGATCACCTCTTCGTCTGTATCGGTGCCGGTGGAGGAAGCGGTAGCGGTTCAACAGACATCCTCATCGAAGTGGCAAAGAAGTACATGAAGTACATCGGTCATGACAACCCAGAGAAGCGCGTCGGGGTTGTCCTGTCACTTCCAACCAGAGGTGAAGCAGGATCTCCACAGGTGGCAAAGAACGCACACGAAGTCCTGAGCACCACCAACGAACTCGCAGTCAACAACGACATCTCACCCCTCATCATTCTCGACAATGCCAAGATCGAGAAGATGTACAAGGGGCTCACGGTGAAGAAGTTCTGGCCCACGGTGAACAACACCATCTCTGGACTCTTCCATGTCTTCAATGTTCTCACCAACCAGTCCTCACCCTACACATCATTCGATCCCACAGACTATGCTACCGTGCTCCAGTGCGGTGGAGTCATGGTGATGGGTGTTGCGAAGCTCAAGGAGTTCGAGGACGAGCAGTCTGTCTCTCGTGCCGTCAAGAGCAACATCGAGAAGACTCTCTTGAGTGACGTTGACATCTCCGATGCACGGGTTGCTGCCTGTGTCGCAGTGGGTGGCAAGGACATCATGGAGAACACCGCAGGACTCATGGACAGCCTTTCATATGGCTTCGATACTCTCTCATCCCTCTGTCCGAATGCAACCCTGCACCGTGGCATCTATGAGGACAACAAAGACACCCTTCGACTCTTCACTCTCGTGAGTGGTCTGTCTGTGTCAGATAAAAGAAAGTTGCAGTTGAAACTACGATGAAGTCATTTCTAGAATACATTAGCGAATACGCATTGCCAGATACGGTTCCAACACCCGATGCAGAGGAAGACATTGCTCCGGAGGAAGAAGAAGATCCATATAGAAAAGTCAAGCAACAGGGTGGTCTAGCAATATCGAGAGAAGAAGAGAAGGCTTCTCAGACGAAAGATGCCATCATTCATGCCCGGGCAGGTAAATCCGCACCGGGACATCGTAGACCCAAGGAGGGAGATCTAGATCAGTCCACGGATGCTGCTGAGTTGGCATCTACAGAAGACAAGCGAACCACATATCAAGGAAGAGTCTCAGCCGATCAGATCGAGAGAGAAAGTGAAGTATCAAACTTTGCCGCACGATCACACAACCAAGGCGTTGCTGGATATTGATCATTGACTAACTAAAATTTATTTGTATAATTCGTATACATACACTGTATAACAACTATTTTATGGAGACACATTGTTATGACAACAGCACCCGCAGAAGAAACTTTACTAGAACGAGAAGAAGACGAGCCCGTCATCGAAGAGGGATTTACTCCTGTGAGTAATATCGTTGTAATGAAAAAGAACGGCCGTTATATCGCCGTTGCGTCAAAGAATATCAAAGAGGGAGAACTACTCGAAAAGTGTGGGTTCATTGTTGCACCATACAAGAGCAACGAACCAGATCAGCGTGCGAAGCAACTTGCAAACATTCTTCCCGTGCTGCCGTGTTCATGTGATACCTGCAAAATTGTTGGCCCTTCACTTGTTATCCCATCTGGAAACATGATCTTCATTCAGTTTAGTCAAGAGCCAAACTTGGACATCAAATTCAATAATCAGAATGCCACCATCGAGCTACGATCAAAGAGAAGAATCCTCAAGGGAGATGAACTATTCGTGAACTATGCCTCACTGTATCCACAGAATGAACTTGCTCAGGAATCAATGTTCAAGGAAGATCCCTTCAATGCCAACGTATGATTATCGATGTGAGGCATGTGGTGAAATTTGGGACTCATTCGAGATGATCTCAAACAGAGACAAGCCATGCAAAGAGAAATGTCCCCATTGTGGTGAAAAGAAAGTAGTTCGCCACATTGGGGAATTTCCCTCTATGTCTACAGATTCAAATCTGACTCCAAACAAGAAAACGGGTGGACAGTGGAACGATCTTATGCACAAGGTGAAGAATTATACACCGGAACGATTCCACCAAAAGCTAGATAAAGCATCATCCAAAACAGGAAAGCGGTGGAAAACATAAATGGCACAACATCGAGAATGCTGTTGCGAAGTTTCTGATCCCCAGATCGAATGCCTGCATTCCGATAAAGTTTTCATTCATACTGCTGACGAATACCAAACAGAACAAGATAGATCAAGATCTCACTCATACAGAGCACCCAATCTAGGAAGTTCACACGCATATAATATGCTTTCAGGAGGGGGTGAACAGTCAATATCCACCCCCCAGTCCTCTGTTGGTCAACAAGGAGTGAACACAGCCAATCCTACGCAAGTAAAAATAGATCAAACACACCCATACGTCAGAACAAATTACTCACAAGAGGAATTTGCAAAAGCCGGATCACAGATAAATAACCAATCTGCGACAACTGGAATGAGTTGCATGTTGTGTCAACATGCACTGGTGATGTCGTTCAAAAGATCTTCGTATGCACAGAACTCATATCTAGAGTTACGTTGTCCAGAAAGTAGTGGTTGTCCCATATCTGATACTACATGGGATTCATGTAACCGTGCGGTAATCTATAACTGGTACGACTCATTTGTTCCAGAAGAAGAAGAGCTTTCTGCACTGTATCTTCACTGGAAAGATTTCTGGTATCTGGAAAGAATGCCGACAGGTGTTCCATTCACATGGTGGGATGAAGGAAGACCCCGAGACAATGCGACCGGACCTATGAATGCTGGATGGGAGCGGTTTGGGTATAGACTCAGCGAAGATCAAAATGCCGCTAATCCGTGTTCAACCATCCTACCAAGAGCAACCGATGCCAACTACATGTGCTATCCAGAACTCAAGGCCACCACAAATGCTCTGAATCCATATTTTATGAAAATGGATGGTTCCGGTAGAGATCCTGAAGGAACTCCACTAAGCGCATATGATACTTATCTAGAATCCGCATACAACGGTCACTGCAAAGACTATCCAAACATAGAAAGAACAGCTCCAGAATTTAGTAACATTGAAAGTGGTCTTGTTTCAAATGGAAGCAGTGTCATATATGAGGGATACAGTTGTGCAAATCCGGAAGGCTCCATAGGTAGCCGAGGATTCAGTTCATGGCAGTGTTACATGATGCAAGAGAATCCAGAACTAAGGACTCTTGCTGATGTGGTTTCATTTGGTGACGGTAGAAAACTATTCCCCGCACCGACTGCACAGAATGTGTATGGTGATCTATACAGTACCATGATCGGAACCATGTACAGAGTTCGTCTATGGGTCCGTGCAGACAAGATTGGAATGAATACCAGCCCCGACACAAATCCAGAAGGAAGAGTGTTCTCATACCCATGTGTTGCTGGTAGTCTTGCAGACGGAGTAGTTCCCGATGGGGATGACACCTGCTGCGTACCATTTGGTCCATGTATTGATGGGGTGAGTAAAGAAGACTGTGAGCAAGTATATTACGGTGCCAGTAATAGAATAGATCTGTGCAGTGGCAACAATTGGATGTCCAATAGAGAATGCTGTGAGTGTAGAGAAGGGTTCGATGAGAATGATGGTTGTGACCAAATCGAGCAGGATCTTGAGGGAAATATTACTCGCTACTACACTGGGGATTATGACTGCTTTGCCAAAAATGTGATCACTGTAGGATGCAATGAGCGATGTGTATATGATCCCACAGACAAACCAAAGATTCCTGCATCATCATATGGAAAAGTCACCGCATTCCACCCACCAATAATGAATAGACTCATTCACGGGGATGATCCATCCGACGTTCAGTTGTCAAAGTGTCAGAAACAACACTCTGGTCCATGGGGAATGCTCTACACATGTTCCGGTGTTCCAGTCTTCTCATATGAACTAGATGATCTGGTGGAGGAGGGACTTCTCGCTGCGGGCGATGCAGGAATAATAAAGAACTACTGGAAAACTGGAGCAACCCCCGAAGAGGAATGCACAGACATTGGATTTGCTGTAGAAAGACTCGGTGATACCGGACGATTCAATGCAAAAGACTGGAGAGAGGATCAAGTCGCTGATCTCACCACGCTAGAGACAGAGTTCCGCAGACTTGCACAGACATATTCCGCCGATGTTGATGATAGCTTCCTCAACTATGAATTGCCAGATGAGATAAAAACGTATGTAAAGGACAATGAGCTGCTTCCTGCTCGGAAGACAGGACAGTCGATGCTACATGCCTACATCAACCAGTCGATAGGAAAAGAATCTGTCCGAGAAGGAAGTAGTTATAGACCATACAACCTGTCCGGTGAAATGTCTGATTACCAAATCCCATTCGGTAAAGATGATGTCTCTCTCGACATACAAAAATATGATCCATGGCATCCCAAGTATCTCGGACCACCAGACACCGAAGAAACAGAATTGTTTCCGGGGTTCATTGAAAGACCATCAATACCACTTAACTTCTCATGGGGAACATTTGAATTCAAATATCCAATACAGGAAATGTATGATGGATATTTTGGTGAGGGTGTGTATACAATCTCTGAAGCCGAGAAAAAGTTTTTCGAGGCGTGGTATAGCAATATACCAATCTACTTCCATGCAACTCCCGGTGGTTGGGCATGGACAGGAACTGGTCTAGGACCCGTATATAGAAAAATTACTGAGTTCCAGTCTGAGGATTCGTGTGGTTGGGATAACAACCCACTTGGTGTCCTCGATCTGACAGATCTAAAAACGTTCTACCAGTTAGACATCAATACACGAACTGGGCAAGGTTGCCAACCCAACCCAACAACCGTCAATGAGTATTCAACTCAATGCTGTGCCGGGTGCGTCATTGATGATAGCGGTGGTGGTGGAGGCGGTGGTGGTGGTCCAGGCCTCCTTGGCGGTTCACCGGGTGAGTATGATCACAGAGGTCTTGAATCCAGTTGTCCTCAGTTTGATCCCTTCCCAAATAATGTTCGCGTGGCGGCAACTTCAAATGCCAGTCTCGAAGTGTTCCCTACACTCGATCACCAAGCACGAATTGGTTATGGCTCAATCAGGTGTAAGACTCTATCACAACCATGCTTTGGTTGCTCTTATGGTGGATCACTGGAATGCCCTGATCTTGGAAATGAAGGTTGTGGTAGTGGTGATGGTATTGATTGTTGTAGTGCAGCAACTCCATGTGTACAACATGGGCCTGGCACTCGCGTTGAGACGGAATGTGGTTGTCAGACTCCATCCGTAGTAGGAATTTCTTGCTGCACCAACTTCCAACCATATGGCAATCGGCGGTTGGGAATCGCTCGCCGTGGGTTTAGAAAAAATGCGGATTCCATCGACAGCTCCAATGTGCCTGGTCATTCCGCATATAATGAATCAGAAACAAATACAACTCTTCGCAGAGCAGGATTCGATATCTGCACCCCAGGCATATCATGCACACCCGGCGGTGACTCGTGCGGTGATGATTGTATTTGTTGTTGCAACGATTGTGACGATCCAACAAATTGTACATGTCAATCTCCATCTAACTGTGACGCTGCACCAGAGTGTGTGCCCCCATGGGATTCGGTATGTTGTGATACCGATGGTGTATGTTGTCAGGGTGGTAACTGCAATGACGGAATCCCACGCGAACAGTGCGAATCTGAAGGAGGTACATGGAAAGAGGGTGTTGAAAGTTGCTCCAGAGATACATGTTCTGATCTACAAGAAGGATCTTGCTGTCCTGTCTGCACACATGGGATGGATGATTGCATCCAAACAACACGCGAAGGGTGTATAGGTAAATATGGAGCCATACACGATCAAGCATGTTGTGACGAGGGAACAGACTGTAATTGTGATCCCAAGAATCCCGATGATCCATGTCCGGAGTGTTGTGGTGCGATATGGACAGCAAATGGTACATGTCCAGATCCACCAGATCCCGGTGAAGTTGGTCCACCACCACGCGGTGTTGCAACTGGCTGCCTGAAAAACCCATGGCTCTGCTGTGAACCCGATGGTGGATGCTCGATAAAGGATTACTATGAATGCGTAAACAATGGTGGAGAAGCAATCCAACAGGTAGAAGATGGAGACTTCCCGGATGGTGATGCATGTGATATATGCACTCGCGGACATTGTTGTATTGTGTATCAAGATTCTGTGCATTGCATCGAAAACGTAACAGAAACTCAATGCGAACTGCAAGCAGGCGATAATGACTTCAACTTTAATCCTGATACAACAAGTTGTCAGGATGGTTGTGGTAGCGATGGCGGTGGTGGTGGTGGTCAGGATTGTTGTGATGATGGTCCAAATAATAGTTGTGGGGAGGATGAATTCTGTCAACAAAGTCCCAGTGAATGTTACTGTGCTCCCAAACCAAGTGGTGCATGTGATCTACTGACAAATATTGGTTTCCAACAAGGATGTTTAGGTAATCAGTCTCGTATGTTTGATCACGTCGCAACGCGATGGAGGCCTAGACCAGAGAATCCAGCCACTCCTCTTAAAGAGGAATGTTGGATGGGACAGCACGATGTTCTTGATTCGTGTGTTCGCCGTCATTATCAATCAACAAAGAATGCGTTCAGAATATCTTCGTTCGTCACAATGTCTGACACGGATCCATACGGACAGAATAATAGTGGAGCATGTCCCGGAATGTGGGGAGGAAGCACAGAAGGAGAAGGTGGATATCAGCTCGCGGCATGTTGTTGTCCATCGTGTTCGGCATTCTGGAATAGACGACCGGGAACAGGAAATGCCTGCACAGGAGATCTGGCCACCACGAACACAGTAAGAACGATCCACACACCAAAGCAGGAATTTACTGTAACTGTATATCCCTTCCGATTGCGTTGTGCTCAGATCCTTGATATCAATGGATATCAACGGTGTGGACTTCTCACTCAAGAAATTGAAATCACAGATCCCCTATACATTTCTCGACTTCCAAAATTACTCATAGGAGCAGTCGATCCACTAAGTTGCAATACTATATGGAGATCCGGAGGTGGTTCCGTAACAGAGAGACAATACACTTGCATGGTACAGGATCGTTGTGCAGAGTCCGAAAAAGATGGAGATCCAAGTCCCTGCTGCGTATATGAAAGTGAAGTAACAACTTCAATTTATGGTGTCTGTATACCAGAAGATTTAGACGGTGATGGGGTGGATGATGGGTGTGATCCAGATGACAGTCTTGAGCCTGATGTTCGAGCAGTGACAAACCCAGATCATATTAATGATGCTGGATATTGTCAGGATCTCTCTAGAGAATCACTCTTCGTGGGTTACAGCTATCAAGTGCCAGGATCTGGAAAATTTCTATACACTCCTGATAATGGCGGCGGATATCTGGGTGGCGTTCCTGGCATTCCAAAGTGGAGCTGTCCACGGAGCATACTAAGAAGTGAACGAGAACTCGAAAGGCCCGGTAGAATTCCTGATGATACTGTACTGCGAACTTGTGCAGAATTCTTCAATGACAAAGAACTCTCAAAGATAAATCCGCCGGTGATCACTGATCCGGAATCAAATACGGTTGACTTTAAATTCTATGGTGGTGTGAGAGATTCAGAGACAACACCAACAGGATATTCGGCAGAGTACGTAGACATAGACACACTAAACCCCGCATGGAACAGCTTATGGCTGAAACAAGAGTATCCATCAATCACAAATATACGCCTATTCGGCATTGGTGATTACAATATAGAAGGTGGTTTTGGTGGTGGTATGAGTGAGGACCGAACAGATTTAGAGGGAATCACCAGAGGACTGTTCGCAGGAACCATGGTGATTGAATTTGAAGATGAAGCCGATTTCAGATACTTTGATGGTCAGGTAGGACACCACAATATCAAACTTACGATTGGTCCAGATGGAGTGCCCGGATTCGACAGCGCAGTAAATAAAGCAGGATGCGAATATATTGGTCGTCCAATGCGTAATCCGTTCTACACCAGTCCAAACCCACCCGACTGGGTTGGGTATATCAATGGGCGAGGACTCACATATGCAAAGGCAAGGGATGGTTTCAATAAACCACAAGTCGGTAAGGTATATGAGTTCTGTGCAGAGGAAGCAGGAGCTGTGGATCAATGTGGAATAAAGCCCATCGGAGATCTTGATGGTCCCGGTCAGAAGGGAATTGTAGGGTTTATTAGTGAAGATCCATTCACTGTCTATCTAGATAGAATGGGTATAAGTGATGGTAACTTTGATGGTTGCCAATAGAATGAAAGTTACATAATGGATTTAGATCCCAACAAGACAATAGAAAATAAACGATTTTTTAGACATGGCACAAACTACTTACCGTCAAATGTAGACATCGACAGACCATCGGCAGATCGATTGATGGCAAATTTTAGTAGAAGGATGGGCGATGATCTCGGTTCGCCTGAGTTTCGAGAGGAGTCCATTCGTTTATCAGAAGAGAAAAAGCGAGAAAAATACAAGCAGATTCTCATAAACCAAAAGAGAATGAAGAGAAAGGAACAGATTCGCAAGATAAAGACCTATCTCCCAGCAAAGCTCAGAGGATTTTTTGGTAACCTACCAAAGATTACACCAAAGAGAATAAAATCATACGTCAGAGCAGAACTGTCAAACATAGAACAAGGACCGGTTTCTCTCCCAATATATGAGGAAAGAAAGAAGATCTGTGGTGAATGTCCCCATAGAAAATTTGTAGAGGGATACAAGGATCCACTCGGATTCTGCACGAAATGTGGTTGTGGTGCAAATCCCAGAGCACAACTCACTGTCAAACTCAAACTTCCTGCAACTTCATGTCCACTAAATAAGTGGGGAGAGTCCACAGGAATATACGAAAGCCTGTGGGGTAAAATCAAATACATAGTTAAAAGGAGATTTAACAATGGCAGAATACAGTAAAGCAGTTAAACTTGTAGCAAATGCAGGATTTACATCGGGACCAGCTCCAAAGGGAGTTCTATTGATGCCCGGTGATTCATGTGATATACGAGATTTTTATGGTGTAACAATCGGCCTAACCAGTGGTTCGGGAGTAAATGCAGTTCCTTTCATCTTACCACTCCGCTTCGTACAAGTCGGTGGTGTAACAGGCTCACCACACGTACTTTTCTGAAAAATAAAGAACAAATTAGCTAAAAATGGCATATATACTATGATATGCCGTTTTTTAGATCAGTCTGTGTATTGCTGCTGATCGTCATAACCACTAGTTGTGCAACCCGTGAAAAGTTAGACGATACTGATCCTGCATCAATAGTTCGCGGCGAACAAACAGAAGCACATTTTGAATTCATTGAACACTGCACTGTCCCTGCTGCGGGATCCCTGTATAATATAAATGACACGTTTGTTGGTTCGTGTGTATTGGTAACACCAAATATTGCACTAACCGCAGGACATTGTATAGAGTTAGGAAGGCTGAAGTATGCTCGTTTTGGCGATGAAGAAATAATGATTGATGTACAGTGTCTACACAAGGACTATATTCGTGGTGATGATCTGGGAATATTAATACTTAAGACCGAATCAACACACGAACCAATGTCAATAGTCGAGGATGTTAGTATTATTCCGAAGATGTTCCCTCTTCATACCATAGCACATGGAGAAGGAAAAAAGAAGATGAGTAGGGAAGGTGTGTATCGCTACTACGGCATTCTCAACAATAAACCAACCGAAATTGTATTCCTTCCTCTAAAAACTTCTGTATGGTTTGGTGATTCTGGTGGAGCATTGGCATATAAGGATGACGAAGGCACAATAATTCTAATTGGTATAATTACTCATTTTTCTACTGTGGGTGAGCACATATACGAGTGTGCAGCAAGAAGAGCAGATAATTTTAATATTTACGATGATATTTGGCAGCCTTGGATTAATAAATAATGTGAAAGTTGAATATGGGTTAATCATTACAACACATAATAAAATAAAAGCGCCTATGGGCTCGCTACCTTAGGTCCGCTTACTATAACCCCCACCATAAGTCAGAGGGTGAACACTTCGAGGTGGGGGTTATTTTAATTCTATTATATATAATTCGAATAGGAGCATTGTTTATGTCTAAGAAAAACATTAATGAATCACTAAAAGATGCCTGGCAGAAATCCCTTCAAAACGGGGAAACAATTAGATCGATCAAGCAAAAAGAAAAAGCTCAACTAGATTCCATTGTTGAAGAGACACGAAACGATGTTCTATCTCACATAGCAGAGAGTGATAAGGGGTTCTATCGCCCCGAAACCAGCCCCTACCATAAGTTCAGAGATGGTGAATACATTCGCCGTCAGAGACTGCTCGAACAGGAAGCCATTCCCGGAAGCACGAGCACTGATGCAGGACTCTCTCAGGATGTTGATGAGGAGAGAAGAAAAAGAGAACGAGAGAGACGGCAAAGAGAACAAGAACAACAAGGAAGAAGACGCGAAGAAGTAGCCGATCAGGCTGCATCCACTGGACCAACCAGAGCAACTGATCCAAGACGCACCGGAACTCGTGGTAGCACAGGTAAGATTGGTTTTGATCCAAGTCAAAGAAATCCTGACGATGTTAGGAATCCCGGAAGAGATCAAGCAATTGACAATATCATAGCTTCAACTAAAGATGAAACACCCATAGTGGTTCCTGATTCATTAGCGAGACCAGAAGATCAAAGTCCAAGAGATCCACTGGCAGATACTATGATAGGAAAACCAGAAGAAAAAACACCCGGCGAATTTGTTCTTCGTCCAGATGAAAAGAAACCAGAAGAGGTTGAAACTGTAGGTGCCTACAGAAGAAATCAACTTAATAAAATGAGCGACGAAGAACTCGCTGCTGAAGTTGACACACAAGCAGGGAAAGACTTCAAAAGCAAGATGGCAGCAATCGAAGCAGAAGAAGCCGAAAAGGAAGGTATTTCGGTAGAAGAACTCAGGGCCCGCACTAAGCAACGTCAGGCTAAACTGAAAGATTATGACAGAGGTGCAGTTACTTCAGTTAAGTATGGTGCCTCCAAAGAGGCAAGGAGGAAAATCGAAGACCTAGAAGCTCAAGCAAAAGCTGCTCGAAGAGCGGGAGACAAAGAAGAGTCGATTAAATTGTATCGACAGGCCTCCCAGCTAAGAAGAGATATCGCAGCCGATCGTAGCGAATATGCTAGATCCGGTGAGGATGTTCCTGCTGCCGCTGGTGATGATAAAGATGCAGCATCTAAAATAGGTGCTGGAGGAGGCGGTGATGGGGAAGATAACCCAGCAACTGAAGTTACAAGTGGTCCAGTAAGTACAGATACACTCCAGCATGGTGGTGTAGTAGAACCGAAAGATGAACCTGAATATTCTGTAGATCAAGCTGGAAAACCCACAGGAGAAACTGTAATTGATGACGAAGGAAATGTCCGTGACGTAATAGTGGGACCACAAACTCAAATGGCAGATGCTCCCGGTAAACCCGGATCTGGATATAATATATCAGGAGCATTGAGCACAGAAATTGATCTTGATAAGTTTGGTATGCCAGACAACCCAGATATTCAATTAAAGGGTGTAGTTACGTCTCGAATAAGGAAAGATGGTGCTGGATATAAAGTACTGAATGTGGATTCCGAAGATCCCTCTGGTGTGGAATATATCCGAAATTACCAAGACGGCAGAAAAGAAATTAGATACAGAACGGGCAGAGTTACCACACTTGATGCACAAGGAAATGAAATCCAAGCGGGTGAAGAGGGTGCTGCTCCTGAGTTGAGTAATCTACAATCAAGAAAAATTGACGCTGAGATAGCCGGAAATGAAGATCTCCAGAGGATGAAGGCTGATATGAATAAGTACTTATCCGCAGCGGGTCGCGGTGGCGCTGGACCTACTTCTTCCATAAGGGACTTTTCCGGATCATCTCGACGCAGAGCTTCGGAACTTCGTTCAAAGATTAACAAAGCCGTACAAGAGCTGGCAAGAAGAATGGGCGTTTCGGCAGATGCAGTAAAAGCAAGATTCGAAGCGGAACTGGGACTTCCAGCAAAAACTGAAGCAGAGAAACAGGCTGCTGCAACACAAACTGGTGATGATGTGAAACCAGATCCTGTCACCGGAGTCAATGCTCCCACAAATGCACCTCCTGCGAGTGTAGCAGATCAACCACCAGCTTCCCCTCCCCCACCAGCACCAGCGGCCGAGGAAGAGGAAGAAGAATTAGTGGGTCCACCACAACCCGTAACTAGCAGTTACAATCATATAAATAAGTATGGCGTAAACCTATTTGAAGCAAAAGGACCGCTCCAAAGATGAGAATTTCAAAAGAAGAACATAAACTAATTTCCGAAACATTCGATCAAATTGCGAACAAGCAACAACTGGATGAAATTAAGGCAATTGATGCTATTCACTTAGGTCTTGATGTCGCAGGAATGGTTCCTGTCTTCGGTGCTGCTGCCGATCTAACCAATGCTGCACTCTATGGCATACGAGGTAAGGGAGGAATGGCTGCACTATCGGCGGCCGCTGCCGTTCCCATTGTTGGTCAAGCTGCAACAGCAGGTAAACTAGCAACTAGATTTGGTGGTAGGGTAGGAAAAGTAGCAAAATCCCTCACTCCAACCGCAGCAGCAACGAGAAAAACTGTTAAAACCACGAAAGCATCCATAAAGTCGGCACAAGCAGCCGGAAAAGAAGCAAAACAGGCGGGCAAAGCTGCTATCGAGGGTGGTGGTATGTTCGGCAGTGCTAAAGGTCTAGTAACTGCCGCAAAGAAGAGGGTCGCAGCAAAGGCCGCAGTAAAGTCAGCAAGGAAAGCAGCACCGGATGTAGTAAAAAGAGCTGCAACACGGGGTAAGTGGTATAAAAATATATTAGGCGGACCAGGCGGGACCGGACGGTACGGACTCGCTAGAGCTGGCGTTCTTGCAAGAGGCAATGTTGCACAAACCTATGGGTTTAATGATCCAAAGACTCCAGCAAAAGATGTTCAGCTTGGTATTCCCGGAATCGCACCGGGTGAAGGTGCCGCTGCGATTGGTAAATTGACATCGAGCATTTACGATACACTAAAGAAAGGTGCCAAGGGATTAGAAAGCATAGAATTGGGTAGTTTCCAACGATGACATCAAGAAGAGATCAAATCAAAGAAGGACTCCGGGACTGGATTAATCAATACAAAGAAAAGATTGATACAGCACAAGATTACGCAGACATTGTTGGTATGATTCCCGGTGTTGGTAATATCGTTGACTATACAAGTGCCGGATTGGATGTTGCTCAGGGCGATTATGGTGATGCTGCCGTTCGAGCGATGCAAGGAGTTCCCATTGTTGGTATTCCCACCGCGCTCGCTGGTGGCTATGTAAAAGATAAACTAATGGATTATTTCGATAAGCCCAGTAACGCATACAAACAGTATGGGCAAAGTATGTTTGCGGGTAAACCCAAAGATGATACCAATAAAGATACCGATAAAGATACTGGTGAAGCAACAGGATCTCTGCTTGCAAATATGTACAATACCCGAAGAATAACTCCCGGTGGATTTTCCTCCTTTAGAGAATCAACAGAGGTTCTGAACGAAGCAATTCCTTTTATAAAATTACTACGAGGCAAAAAGGGAAAGGTCGCTGACGAAAATAAAGCTGCGGCAAAGGGTATAGATCCAAAAGATATATCCGCAGCAAAGGCAGGGGAAAAGATCCAGGCCGGAAAAGAATTCGAAGCTCAAAGAAGAGCCACTGGTTATGATCCAAACACTCTGCTCAATAGACGAGGTAAATTACTACCCGGAATGGCTCTCGCTGGACTGGGACTGGGTGCAACGATTGCAGTTCCTAAGATTTTCGGTGGATCTGACAGTGTAGAAACAGCGGGACAGCCACTTTCGGTTGGTGCTCACTCTGGATCAGCACCCGCAAACACCTTCGACAGACTACAATCACTATCCTCATTCATACCACAGTACAATCCAGCAGGATTTGCACTGAACGCACTTTCAAATAGAATAACAGGACAAATAAGATGACTCTACTAGAAGAAAAAATAAACAATCTCAGCAGAAAAGCAATTAATGAAGGAATTCAGGATTATATTCCTGCTGGAGTCAAAGATGCGTGGAAATCAGTATATTCTGTGGGTAAAGTAGCACTAAAGCCAGAAATAGAAGGATGGGCGAAAGACTTCCCAACAATTGCAACAACTGGATTGTTCAAATCAATCGACAAAGGACTGCAACGAGGAGCACCCGCCGGAGCTGCTATGGGAGCGGCTGGAGGTGCATCACTCGCTGGTGGACTAGCTGCTGGTGGTATAATCAATAGACCCATACAGGCATTCAAACAGAGCTTCCTTCAAGACACCGCTGCAAAGAGGGGCATAAAAACAAAACTCGCCAAGGCTCTCGGTGCTAGTGTAATGTCACTATTTGGTGCTGGAGCAAGAGCAGCAGGAGCAGGTGCTGCTGGTGCAGGACTCGGTGGTGTTCTTGGATGGCAAGGAGGACGAGAGGCTGGTGCTGCTCTTGCAGGAGCAGGTGCCCTCGGTGGTCCCGCTGGATTGCTGGTTGGACCCAAATCAGGTGCAGCTCTTGCTGCTCTTGGTGCTCTGGGTGCATCGAGCTTTGGAAAGAGTTTGGACAAAAACCGCCGAGAACTTGCTCAAGGTGGTTTTGGTGGATTTGCCGATAGACGGGCATAAATAATATATAACGTAGTAACTTACTTTAAAGGAATCAAACATGTCTTACGAATACGATAGTAAAATCAATAGAGAGCTAGCCAAAACTGCTCTTGAAATTTATGAAAGATCGCACACTCCTGAACCACAGGAAAATCTAAACGAATCAACCAATCTAACTGAAGCACAGGAACAAATTCTTGAGTCTCACATTAACGGGCTCTTACTCGAATACGTTGCTGACGTAATCGTTCTTGCCGAACAAGAACTAAATGTTACCCTGAACGAACAACAAGTTGACATATTCGCCCAATACATTATCGAAAACATCGATGGTCTTGGCGAAGAAGGCAGAATGCGTGTTATCTCTGAGTTAGCTCAGAAATACGGCGCATAATTTACTTGCATTTTTTAGTTTATTGGATATGATTATAGTATGAAATTTAGACATGTTGCGTCTCCATTATTAGAAGAAATATCTGCCACCACCGATGAGGGTGGCAGATATTATTCTACCCCTACTGGCAAACTGCCTAGTGTCACTACAGTTACCGGACACAAAAAGGCAAAGTTCTTTGCAAAATGGAGAGCGGAGAATCCAAAGGAAGCCAAACGAGTCACGAGTCGTGGTAATACATTCCACAGCCTCATTGAGGACTATCTAAACAACGAGTTTGATTTGGATAGGGACAAGGGGAATATTCGACCAGACATTCTAGAGCTGTTCCTACAGCTCCAGCCAGAACTAGACAAGATAGACAACATTCTGGCACTCGAAGTTCCTCTATGGAGCGAGACTGTCGGTTTGGCAGGACGAGTGGACTGTATTGCAGAACATGACGGTGAACTCAGCATCATTGACTTCAAGGGGGCCACACGTAAGAAACGAACCTCAGATATCGAGAACTACTTCCTCCAAGCAACGGCATATGCTCTTATGTGGCAAGACAGGACTGGTAAGGAAATCAAGAAGTTCAAAATCCTGATAAGCTGCGAAGACGGCACAACACAGGTATTTGAAGGTGCCCCAATACAATATACAAAAAAACTGTATGATACTATACAGGAATATAAAGAAAGTTTAGGGCTGTTTGCATGAACAAAGTCTATATTAACATTCCAAATACCCGCGAATGGGTTCGCTGCAACGAAGATACTTATGCGTCTCGTTGGAGAGAAAATTTTATCGAACAAAATGGTGGAGAATTCGTACATAATGGTAAATTCTGGCAATGGTACGAAAAGTCCACAACAAAAGAGGAAAAAAATGATGTTGCCAATCAGAAACCATTATACATAATTACGAAGCCCGATGGTGGACAAGTTACGATAGACAACCTCTCAAAATTTTGTAGAGAGAATAAATTAAACAAGTCCACCATGTACTTGGTAATGAATGGAAAGCGAAATCATCATAAGCACTACAAGTGCTCGAAAGTAGAGGAGTAATTCAAATGCAAACATTGAGCGAAATCTTAGGAACCACGTTTTATACTGTAGTAGTATTTGTAGCAGGTGCATTAATTGGTACTCCACTCTGGAATTGGGTAAAGAAATTCTTACCATGGAATAAAGACTAAAGAACATTTCTTATCGTGTTGAGTCGGTAGACTCTATTAAACACAGATAGGAGGTGATCCAGCAGTCCAACCCTATTTCATATAAAGTTAATCAACACGATAAGGTCGGAGAGTCTCAGGACTCTCCGACACTTTTTTATAAATATGAATAGCACAATCTCTTATGGAGTTGGAATGAAGACAACTATTACATTTGGCAGAATGAATCCCCCTACTCGTGGTCACGAGAAACTCATCGATAAGGTGAAAGAACTCGCAGGTGATGGCGATCATCACGTATTTACTAGTCAAACACATGACAAAAAGAGAAATCCACTCTCTCCTGAACAAAAGGGTAGTTATATGAAGTCATCATTCCCCGACACTAACATACATTCTCAGCCCTCCCCCTTCCATGCGCTCACACACTTACAAGACGAGGGATACAAGGATGTAACTGTCGTTGTAGGTGCTGATAGGGTTAGTGAATTCGAAAGAATTGGAGCACATAAAGACTTTAATTTTGACAACTACAATGTAGTTTCTGCCGGAGAAAGACAGGGAGGAGAAATAGAGAATATTTCTGCTTCTGGTGCTCGGGCGGCAGCAAAAGAAAAAAGATATGGAGACTTTAGTAGCATGACACCAACTCTCATGTCGAAGAAACAATCAAGACAAATGTTTAGAGATCTACACACTCAAA